CTGCATGAAAGCCGTTAAGTCAGACTCCGACCCCGAATGGGGTGCCCATTTCTCCACAAGAGAATTGCGTTTCCACCGGGGTCTGTCTTAACGGCTTTTTTGTTTTCCACTCCTGCCGTGTAGTGCCAGCACGGGGGACAGACATCCTCCCCCCATCACACGTACAAGCGACCAGACCCTGACGGTGGAAGCGAGGGGAAGACTGTAAAGACCGGCTCGGCGTGACCCGCGCCCCCAAGTAGCGTAAGCGAAAGGGATATACAAGGCTGTCATTAATGACACATACCCCACTGACTGGGAGATGATCGACCAACAGGCGAAAGCTAGAAGGATCGGGATTCCAGGGGAGGGCGGAGTGGCTACCCGATAGTCGGCATACCCGACATAGTGCCTTGGTAAAGAGCCTTGATCCTCCAAGCCCCCAGCAGGGGAGGGAGGGTCAACGGGTTAGGTATGCTTAACTTATCATCCTGTCTGGTAGGTGAAAGCCCTATCTAACTGGTAGATGAATAATGTTGTATAGTAGTGCAACATTGTGAAGGAGAGTACAGATGATGGAGGCAGTGGTAACGTTTTTTTTGCTGGGTGCGCTGTGCGTAGCGGTGGCTGGGATGGTGTTGTACGCACTCGCAGAGGTTTGGTTTTGGATGGATGAACAAGATTGGAGGGATAGATGAACAACATATCAGATTGGCTTAACCGAGCCGACTACACGGCAGAGGAACGCCGCAACATATGCGCTCAACTCCTGTCGGAAGCGCAGTATTGGGATGTGCATCAATACCTGAAGATGATGCACGACAGCACCAAGCGCCCTTGGGTTGGGCTGACGGAAGAGGACTTGGATTACCTGTGTCATTTGGCATACACAGGTGACGAAGAATTTGCGTTAGCAGTGCAAGCAAAGCTGAAGGAGAAGAACACATGAACGAAGAAGACGAAGCATTTGAGCAGTTGGCCTTAAAGCAGGGCCAATGGGAGCACACATCAGGATGGAGAAAGAAACAAATCATGGACAAAATAGAACAAGCATTTCCTAACCCACACAGGACTGATATGACGGGCATGACCCTGCGGGATTACTTTGCGGCCAAGGCTATGTTAAGAACAAGCGTGGGTTCATCCTACGAACAGCTTGCAAAGAACGCCTACGAAATTGCAGACGCAATGCTGAAAGCGAGGGAAGCATGAAAGCACCACCAGGAAAAGGCGCTTGCCTGATGATGGCAAAGATAACCTATCCCCGCAATCAGGAACTCAGTTGGAAATGGTTGCTGGCATGGGGCTTCTATGAAATGTATGTTGATGGATGGTATGAAGGCAAAGCATGAACAAACCGATTACATCCAATAAGTTTGCAACAGACACTTGGAAAATGGTGCAAATGCTGATTGAAGAAGCAGTGCTGGCAGAGCGTGAGGAGTGCGCCAAGATATTGGATGCCAATGCTATGGCTTGTGAAAGTCTCATCATGCGGAGTCTGTTGCAGTCAAACGCCCAAGCAATTCGGGTGAGGGGACAAGCATGATTAAGGACGTACTGAAGTATCTTCAACCCAACGCAGTTATTCCCATTGATATGGAGACCACAATTATGCTGGTCAACGCACTCAAAGAAGCCTTGGCACAGCCAGAGCAAGAGCCTGTGCAATACAAATGCACGGTGATCGATGACCAACATCCAAACGGGATACCTTTGGAACAGTGGGTGAAACCACCACAGCCAGAGCAAGAGCCAAGGATTGGTTGTGTGAATCACGATTGTGACCAATGCAAAGCACAGCGCACAGAGCCAGCACAGCAAAAAAAGGTTTGGACGTTTTGGGACTTATCGGGCGGGGATATTGCTGATGCCATCAAAGCCAAACTCAAGGAGAAGAACACATGAGACCAGAAAAAATATTTCACGCAGTGATGCGAAGCAGAGGCTACATCGACACTGACTTCAAGATGGAGAAGGGTAGGTATGTAAACGCCGCCATGCAGACCCGATGGAACTATTTCCTTTTGGGCTGGGAAATGCGGGGCGCTGCATGATTGAGCTTGTCCGCACATGGCAGGTCAGGGAATCTGGTAACACTACCAAGGTATCCAGCGGTCAGGCATGGCGGTGTACCAGATGCAGTCAACATTTTCAATTCAAAACCCAGGCGGATGCACACAAGTGTGAGGGGGCAAAAGAAAATGATGAATAAATTTTCTAAATACTTTGTAGATTTTGTGAGGCCCAGAACCCTGCATGAAATCATTGCTAAGGAACTGCGGGAGGCGCAACTGCGAAAGCTGGAGGCCGAAAGCGGAGTTGAATACGCCAAATCTGTGGTGTCTTACAACGAACAGCGGATTGTGCGCTTATCAAAAAGATTGAATGAACATTCAGAGGAGACACAAGAACCATGATCGCTGAACAGATACGCAATTTCTTTGGCAGAATCCACCTCCCCCCGGCTGGCATCCAGCCCAAAGGTAGGCTGTGGCAATGCAGCCAATGCCACTTGTTGTTTTTAAATAAGGCAGAAGGAGACAGACACAAATGCCAAGACCAAAGAGTGATCTGACGCAATCAGGTCGAGCAGTCGGTGTGCGATTGCGTGAATGGGAGTATCAAGAATGGCTGAATCTAGGAGGAACAAAATGGTTCCGCAAGCTATTGATGGACAGTTACAAAAGGAGGGTACATGAGCAATATAAACAGAACAAGAGCGGCGTTTGAGGGCTGGGCCGCAGCAAGGGGCAGGTCAGGACAATTGAATTGGACTGGCAGCAAGTATGAACATCCAAGAATTCAATCTCAATGGATTGCTTTTTTGATGGGCTGGACAATGTGCAACAACCAAAGGTAAAAAATGTTTAACATAGAACTAATTAGCATCGACAAGGGAACACAGTCACGGGTAGCCATCAGCCAGGAAACTGTTGATGATTACTCAAGGCAGATGGAAGATGGGGCCAAATTTCCCCCGGTCATAGTCTTCCATGATGGAGTGGAATACTACCTAGCGGATGGTTTCCACCGCTACTTTGCCAATCGCAAGCTTAAGAATGACAGCATTGACGTAGACATTGTTAAGGGTACGCTGCGGGAAGCTATTTTCTATAGCTTGAAGGCCAACAAGGCGCACGGCTTACGTCCAAGCAACGCCGATAAGCGCAAATCCGTAATCATCATGCTCAAAGATCACGAGTGGGTAAAGTGGGCTGATCGTCAAATCGCTACGCATTGCGGTGTTTCCCATGTGTTTGTAGCCAAAGTGCGCAAAGAAGTGTCGGGCGGTAAGGCCCAGACAACCCGCAAGTACAAGGGTAAGGGTGGTAACGTTTCCACCTTCACCAACCGCCAACCCCAGGAGCCGGAGCCGGATGCCCCTGTCTATGACCAAAAGCAGGAGATGATGGAGGCTTTGGTGGCTGAGAACGAGAAGCTATCAGAGCAGCTAGCCATAGCCACCATCGATGGTACGGCTGAAGAAAAGGACTTGGCAACCACCATGATCGGTGAGTTGAAGGAAGAAATCCGTCTGCTCCAGATCGAATTGGTATCAGTCAAGAAGAGTCGGGATATGTTTCAGTCTGAGAATGCCCAGCTAAAGAAGCAGGTGGCAATGATGCAAAAGAAGTTGAAGGCAGTGGAAAATGCTTGAGCTACGAGGCTACCAGACCGATACGCTGGAGGCTTTGCGCCAGGGGTTTGCAGCAGGTGCCAATGCTCAGATACTCTACGCCCCCACGGGGGCGGGCAAAACAGAAATGGCTATAGCTTTGCTAGAAGCCACCCGAGCGAAGGGCAACAGGGCAGCAATGCTACTGGACAGGATCATTCTGTGCGATCAAACCAGTCAGCGGCTGGAGAAGTACCACATTGACCACGGCGTGATGCAGTCAGGTCATTGGAGATACAGGCCGCATGAAAAGATCCAGGTCTGTTCGGCGCAAACCCTTGAAAGAAAGGGTGAATTTCCAGGTCTAAACCTTTTGATCGTTGACGAGGCGCATCAAACCCGGCAGCAGACAATGGAGTTCATCAAGAACAACCCTGAAATCCGTGTGATCGGGCTGACCGCTACGCCATTCACCAAAGGTTTGGGCAAGACATACACCAATGTTGTCTCAACAGTCACGACCAAGCAGTTAGTTGAGCAGAATGTGCTTGTGCCTTTGAAGGTGTTCATCTCCAAAGAGATCGACATGACCGATGCCAAGAAGGTAGCGGGCGAGTGGAGTCAGAAGGAAGCCACCACCAGGGGCATGAAGATCACTGGCGACATTGTTGCTGAGTGGATTAAGAAGACCCATGAGATATTTAAAAAGCCGGTAAAGACCATCGTGTTCTGCTCGGGCGTGAATCATGGCGCTGACCTAGCGAGGAAGTTTGCAGAGCAGGGGTATAACTTCATAGCTGTAAGCTACAGGGACGATGACACATTCAAGCGGGATGTGATTGAGGACTTCTCCAAGCCTGACACAGAGATTCATGGGCTGATCGCCACGGACATACTGACCAAAGGCTTTGATGTGCCGGATGTTCTGATCGGTATATCAGCTAGGCCGTTCAGTAAATCCCTGTCCTCCCACATCCAGCAGATGGGTCGCATCATGCGCGGCTGCGAGGGGAAAGAGTTTGCCGTTTGGCTGGATCACAGCGGCAATTACCTGCGGTTCCGGCAGGATTGGGAAGATGTTTTTGAGCATGGCGTAGACAAGTTGGATGATGGCAAGGAGAAAACCAAGCCAGAACCCACCGACAAAGAGAAGGAAGCGGCAAAGTGTCCGGCTTGTGGATCGTTGTGGCCCTCCAGTTCGGATGCTTGCAGTAACTGCGGTCATGTTCGGGAACGAAAGAACAAGGTAGTCGAGTTGCCTGGGGAGTTGGAGGAGTTAACCGGAACCATGTCCAAGGCAGATAAGCAGGAGTGGTGGTCAATGCTGCAATGGTATGTTCAGACCCAGGGCTGGTCGCATGGTCGGGCGGCTCATGTCTACAAAGAGAAGTTTGGGGTGTGGCCCAGGGCTTTGTACGACAAGCCTGTCTATCCAAGCCAGGAGATTGTCAAGTTCATCGACAAAGGTATCAGGGCGTACATCCGGCAGATGAAGAAGGGAAGATGATGGAGTTGGTAGATTATTGTCGGGCGCATGGGATCGTCATTGATTTCCCACCACCCATCGGATACTGGAAACGTTACCACACAGTCGATCATCCAAAGAAGCGCAATGGTGCTGTGAAATTCATGGGCGACCATGCTTTTGTGCAGAACCATGCTACCGACACAGAGGTTTCCATATGGAAGCCTGACTCAATCAGTGAAGGTGCCCGCAGGGATTACGCCCAGCTTGTGCAAAAAGCAGAGCAGGACAAGATTCGGATGCAGGAAAAGGCAGCGATCAAGGCAAAGGATCTGCTGCAAGGTTCGTTGTTGGGTAGGCATCCATACTTCAAAGCCAAGGGTTTTCCCGATGAAGAGGGGTGGGTCAATGACAAAAGGCTAATCATTCCGATGCGAGTGGATGGGGTGCTGGTCGGATGCCAAGTGATCGATGCGGATGGCGAAAAGAAGTTTCTGTCAGGGCAGAAGAGTTCGGGCGCATCGTTTGACTTCGACAACAAGGGCAAGCATTTTCTGTGTGAGGGGTACGCTACAGGGTTGTCGTTGCGTCATGCGCTGCGGTGCTTGAAGCGCAATTATGTGATCCATGTGTGCTTTTCGGCTGGAAATATGCTCAAGCTGGCGCAGAAATTCGGAGGGTATGTCATTGCCGACAACGATGAGAGCGGGACGGGGGAGAGGGTAGCAAAGCAAACAGGGCTACCTTATTGGATGAGTGATGTGGTGGGAGAGGATGCGAATGATGCACATCAAAGGCTTGGGCTATTTAAATTTACCCAAAGCCTGACCCGATCATTGCCTATACGATGACATGGTGCAAGGCTCGACATACAGGGTTTCAGAGAATTTCTCCAGTATGGTCAAGCCTTGCAGTATCTCCATGCCCAGGTGAAAAGAATGTACGCCTTGCCCTATGTATTCGGTTCGGACGGTAACAATACCTTCCTCATCCTCCATTAGGAACACGGCGAACAAAGTCTTTGCTGGTTTTTGTTTCATTGACACAGTTTACATACCTTCCGCTATCTGGGCAGCGGCTGCTTTGGATGCTTTAATTTGTTCTTCGGTCATGCCTCGGGCGATCATCACGGCAAGCAAAATTGCCAGATCGCTTTTCTCCTCTGTTTCGGCAGTCAATCCAAGGATCAAAGCTTGGGTCAAAGCTTGCGTTCGGCTGGTGATTTCTATCATGCTGTTAACTCCTCCGGTACATCCACTTCATCGCCCAGCTTGCTTGCCACATAGCACCGCATAGCGGCGATGAGGGGTGTGGTTCCAGACTCAGTGTGTTCAATGTAGCCACCCACCGAATCAGCGATGTCGGCAGTCCAAGCGCCGCCTATACGATCTACACTGATACCCTCCCGCTCAATGATCGGACCACCTTGTGACCAATTTCGGGTCGGGTTCCACTCATCTCCATCCAGCAGGTAGAAGACCCCACTAAAGTGTTTGATGGTTATGTTCTCTGCCCATGCCACCGCCCAATCAAGGGCGGCACCTGTTAATTCATTTGTTTTGATCTTCATGGTGTACCTTAAAACAAGCAGACAGTGCAGCTAGAGAAGTTTGCACGATAGGTTATGGTGGCATCGTCCTCACGGATTTTCTTGCCCGCAGCCTTGGTCATGTTTACATTCTGTTCTTTGATCGGGCGCAGCTTTGAATCGGTATAGTCAAAGTCCAACACCTTGCGGGTTTTCTTATCGATGGTAACGATTCCATTGCCGCATCCCTTGTACTTTGCCTCCAGCAAAGGCTTGGGGATTGAGAATGTATCTTTCAGTGCTGCTCTGTTCTGGATGCTTTGGGCAATGGCTTTGTCCACATATTTTTGAAGCACATCGTCCGGTTGCTCTGCTGATAGACCATCATCGTACAGATACATTGCCAGAAGGCGGGGGAAATTGGTAACTTCCAATCCCTCCAGAACAAACCCACCCATCATCGACATGATGCGCTCGGCATCATTCATCAAAACGATGCTCATTACATCGATTGCATTCCATTTTTTGCGAAAATCTTCCATTTTAAAAACTCCTAAAGGTTTGAAGTGCCTCGTCAAAAGGCAAAAGGTTAAGGATCACATCAGCTTTTAGCTGCTGCTTAAGGTCTGATTTAGCTAGGGCGGTTTTCAATTCGGCTGCACTCTTAGCATTCGTTGCATAAAGCTTGCCGTCACTTGTGTAGAGAATCTTGCTGGCAAGAAATCTTTTTAGGTCTTTCTTCATCAAATGATCGTTCATCAGTTCACCAAAAATAATTTCATGGTTCTGGTGAATTTCCCCTGGTTTACCTGTCGCTGGGTCGATCCATTCGCAGGTAAATGTGGGCAGCGTTTTGGCGTACTCGTCTATTCTTTCTGCCACCTCCCAGGGGTGTACATTGTCAGAACCACCTCGTCCATCGTTGTCCACAGTCCCGACACGAACCCCATCGATGTAGATGGATGCCTCGTAGCAGATCGTTTCTTGCGATGCGAAAGCTGAATACTTGACGCCTCTCAATTCAATTTTCATGCTTCCATCTCATTCTCGGCATCGGTGCCGTGTTCCATCAATTCAATGTTCCTGCGCTCGGTGTATTCCTCACGCAATTCGGCATCGGTTTGGTTGTCATAGCCAACAAATCCACAACGCAGAATTTCGCAAATCCAACCTTTCATGTAATTTCTATCCAAGTCTTCCAAATCATCGTCCAGCAAAATGCTGATGATTTCATCGCTGGTTAATTCGTCTGCTGGCAAAGAAAAAATTGTGTCAAATGATTCGATTTTCATGGCTTGCTTTCTGGGTAAAGTTCATGGGCTACTGTTCGGATGGTTGCATCGGTAACACCATTTTTGTAGTCGTGCGATGCCTTGAGGTAGACAAGCACCGACAGTGCTTGCTCGTCTGTCAAGTCCTGGCGTACATATTGAATGTCAAAGATGCCCCACTTGAGATCAATTAGTTCGCTCATTCGTCACACTCCTCTATTCCCATTTCGTCAGAAATGTCGTGCGGCACACCATCTTTTGATATGTCATAGCAGTCATCTTGACCATCGATCCATCGACCACAAAAATCCATTCCAGGCTCGTAGTAATAAGCTGTGATCGTGTAGCCCAAGGCTTTCAGCTTGGCGTATGCGGCGCAGGGCGGCGACCATGCGCTATCAAAGCCAACAGAAAAAGATTTGTTTGTGACTATGGCATCATCACCATAGGATGGATCACGACCCACATCCCACTTCGTACCCCATTCAGCGACCCGATAGTCGTACCAATGGGCATAACCATACTTTTCTAAGTTGGCTGCGACCTTGGCTTTGTTCTCATCATCTCCTGCGTTGCTTGCTTCTGTTTCAATCAGTTCGGAGGGACAGGGGATCATGGTCTGTAAAAACTTGCCAGAGTTCCAAGCTTTTGCTGCTTTTTTAATCTTGGCAGCATTGGGGTGGCTGATCGTCATTGTGTTGTTGCACCAGTTCGGCATGATATTTTTCCTTTAAATGATAATTTCGGATGAACCACTAACCTCACGCACATAGGTCACACCTTCGCTGTGTTCGGTGTAGTCTGTGAGGTTTTCGTTTACGGCTATTTCGTAAGCTGCATGAATGTCTGCGGCTTCGAC